TTCTTTGCGTTTCATCGTATGAAATATCTTTTATATAAATATTACACATGATTAATCTTGCTGAATCCGTTTGTTTTGTTAACTTCAATTAAATTATCAACCATATCTCGCATAGAATCAACGTGCGAAATAATAATTGAAAAATCAAATTTAGTTCTAAAATAATCAAATAAGTTTACTACCGAAGAAATATGTTCTGCATCTAACGAACCCCATCCTTCATCGATTGCAATAAAATTAGGACGAGGTAATGCTGAAACATTGATAAGTGCAATGCGTATTGCTAAAGATGAAATAAATCGTTCCATGCCGGATGTCAATTCTAATGGCCAATAATTATCTTCATCATAAATAATATATCCGTTAATATTTTTGCCATCGGTATTCAATACCATGTTAAATTCAACAATTTGATTTAAAACGTTATTAATTTCAGATTCAATTTTAGGAATAGCTTTTGCAACTAATTCATATGGAATTCCATTTCTTTTAACTGACTCTAAATAATATTCATATGCTTTGTATTCCGTTTCGAGTTGTCGATAACGTTCCAATTGATCAATTGCAGTTCCTTTATTTGTACGTGCAACTTCAATAGCACCGAATAATGATTTAATTTGATCTTGAATTATTTTGATTTGTTGCGAACATGATACGATTTGTGTTTTACATTCTTCAATTGATTGATCTATTCGTTGATTATGCGTGATTGCTGTTTCATTTTTACGAAATGATTCTTGTCGTTCAATAACTGTTTCTAATTCAGATTCTCGAGTTTGCAAATCGCTTTCTAAAATTTGTAATTGTAATTCATTGCGTTCTAATGTAATTTTTTTAGTAGCAATATTAGATTTTAATTTATTATATTGATCTGCAATTTCAAATATAGGTTTTAATGCATCTAATTGAGAATTTAATTCTGTTAGTTCTTGCTGTATTTCTTCTAATAACGCTCTATCCGAATCAATTGTATTCTGGGCTTCAATTGCGTTTTGCACGAAAACGTTAGATGTACAGTATTTGCAGTTTGGATCATATTCATGAGATTCGAGATGTTTAATTTTTTCTTGTTTGACATTTACTTTCTCCTGTTGTTGTCTAAATTTTTGTAAGCACGTGTTAGTTAATTGTTCTAATTTTTGATACTGAGTTGTTTGCGTTTCAATTGCGGCTGTATCTATTTGTGATAATTCCGATTCTAATGTCTCAACGGTTTCAGATAATGTTTCTAATGCTTGTTCTGCCGTTTCTATATCTGTTTGAATTGTTTCAATTTTACCAATCAATGTTTGTTCTTGTGATTGCAATTCCGCAATATTCGGCCCATCGTATGTTGTTGGTAATTTTGTTTCAATTAGTTGTAATATTTGTTCTTGAAATTCATTTCGAAGATCTTGTTGTTGATCTTCAAGTTGTTCTAATGATATAATAGTATCTTGATTTTCCGTAATAACGGCATCTGCTTGAATAATAATTTCAGCAAAATCCGTTTTCTTATAATCCTTTAATCGCCCCGCAGTTTCTTTAATTTCATCTGCGGCAAGTTGATACAGTTGTTCAAATACTGTAATATCTAGGAATTGTGATAAAAGATCTTTGCGTTCTTTTTGTGACTTTTCAATAAAGTTATTGTTGTCTGCTTGTAAAGAAAATGCAGTTAAAATAAAATCATCATATGTGCCTAAATAGCGTCGAATGTTTTTATTTGTTTCACTACGTTCCTCACCATTTAAATTTTCTGAATCTGTATAAAATTCTACATCAACTTTAACGTGCGTTTCTTTCTTTTTATTTTGAGTACCTCTACGTTCAATAGTATATGTTACTCCATTCATTTCGAAACGAAATACACCTCGGAACCAATCTTTCTTGTTATTTAATACTTCATTTGCTTTGCTTGTTTTGCTACATTTATCAAATATAGTATATGTAATTGCATCAAGCAAGCTTGATTTTCCAGATGTGTTTGCAGCAAATAATCCGCATACATCAGACAAGTTTTCAAAATTTAAAACATTGCCTTCACCATATGAAAACATGTTATCAAATTCAAATGATATAGGATGCCAAGTAGTATGACGTATTGATTCCACTGCTGGCAATTTTGAATTTATTGTGCGATTAATATGTCGAATAGCATCAATTTCATTCAGAGTAGCCTGTGGGAAATTCGTATCAATATATTCTGTTAATAATACATTTTGATATTCAACATCCCGAACATTTCCTATTGCTAAACTAGAAGAAGTATTAGTCGCATTCGAACCTATAGTTCTTTGAATTGTAATGTCTTCTACTTGATATTTTTTTCGAATCATTGCAATCAAACGTTTCATATCTGCTGCACTCGTTTCGTTAAATTTAATACGAATGCGAGGACGTTTTGGCATACGATGCGGAGAAGATATGATTGCAGAACCCTGAGTTTCTATAGTTACATAACCATAATCATTTTCAATTTGTACAAATTCTGCACTTCGTTGTTCTACATCCCAAACTAATATACCATGGTCCAATGCTTCGCCATGATTTTGTTGAATAAGTGAACCAGGATATGCGACGGTTTGTGCTGCATCTAGGAATTGTGCTGGTTTGTGAATATCTCCTAGCAACGTAATGTCATGTCCTTCAAATAAATCAACACCTACATGTTCATTTGATATTTGATATCCAATATCCGTTTTGGCAGTATTTACTGCACCATGGTGTAATGCAATTTTATATGTAGCTGTAAAATCTTTTGCACGAATATAATCAGCGGGTGTTTTATCAACAGCCATATGATTCCAAGTAACGCCTCCCAATTCAAATAAACCATTATCTTTAACAAAATGAATATGTTTATTTTGAATTACATCCAGTACTGGACTTACTGCATCGATGCGATGCATATTGTTTAAGTTCATGTCATGGTTACCTAAAATAACAATTGTAGGTAATTCAAATCCATTAAAGAAATCAACTAGCATTTGAACTAGTTCTGGCGACATATCTAATTTGCTATGCACAATATCTCCAGTAACTACTGCAATGCTTCGTTCTGTTTTAGTTTGATTAATATATTCAAACATGTTTTTAAATACTTCTCGATATTCTCGATGCCGTTTCAATGTTCGAATATGTACGTCTGAAATATGATAAATTTTATCAATCTTATCAATTCCCGTTTCAATTTTTTTTATGCCCATAACATGTCCATTTTGAGTGCCATGATGCGCTCAAATGTTAATATATCAGTATCGTTAATAATTTCTGTAATATGTTCAAAACCTAATTCTGATGCATCTGCATCTTGTAGTTTGATAAAATAAACATTTAATCCTTCTGCCATAAATCGTTCTGCAATTTGCACTGCATTTTTAAGTGCATCAGCATCCAAGCAAATATAGATATCTCTAACTCGTTTTTCAATGATTTTCTTTTGCAAAGCTGGTTGAATAATTTTTCCGAACAATGGTATTGCATTGCGTTTAATTGCAATTGCATCAAATGCCCCTTCGCAAAGTATAATTGGTTGTGACCAATTTATAGTTAAATCAAATCCGATAATGTCTTTTGATATTTTTGGATTTTTATGTTTTTGTTTGTCTGCCTTATAAAATGCTCTAGAAACAAAATAATTCAATTGTCCTGCTTCATCATAGCTAGGAATAATTATCTTTCCGGAATATTCTCCTCGTTCGCAATATCCAATGCGATACTTTAAAATATCTAACATACCAACACCGCGCTGAGCTAAATAATGAATTGCATTGCGATAATCTGGTGTACTTTTTTTATTCCATAACGGAATATAATTTTCTGGTAATGATAATGCAGTTACGATTTTCGTTTCTGTATTAACACGATATCTAGAAGATTCAATTATTTTTGAAAGTTGTTCAAACCATTCTTTCGACAAGCCCATTTGCTTGAATAAACTAGAAATAGTTCGTCCTTTTTTATCAGATATCCAACAATGCCATGGATTTTCTCCGGCATGATTTGTGTTGATATCAATTTCTAATTTTGGTTTGTAATGTGAAGTAAATGGCGAAAAGAAAGCAATATTATTACCAGAAGTAGATTTTCCTTTACCTAGAACTGATTCTAATAATTGTAACAGTTTAAGATTCTTCACAATTATAATATAATAAAAAACTGTAAGTAATCCAATTAATAATTAATATATAATATATGTTAAGCACATACATTTCATTACTGGCTTAACGATTGAATCAATAAATTCTTCAATCTATTAATTAAATAACTTTCATTAATCTTCATGAATATATTAAAAATAATTCACAAAACAAACCTTACTTAAAAAAACGTTTCGGGTCTGCTGGAATTTCGCCTGATTTTACGCATTCAGCAAACCATTCTGCAGGTATATCTTTTTTTGCAACGTGCATAATACCTAGCTTACGTGCAAATGATTCATATGTAGTTGGAGATGTTTTTGACAATTTTTGATTAGGATTTTGAAACACCATTCTTATATCAATTCCAGGATTTGATTGTAATACATGTTTCATCTTAGTGCGATCTGCAGTAGTCCACCGTCCTTTCGTTTCAATATACATGGTACCGCCATTGCGTTTTGTAAACACAAAATCCGGAGTATATTTTGCTTTACGTTCTGGAACTATGTAATTTAATGTGTCGGTTTCATAACGCAGTTCATATTCTGTTTGTTTAATTTGTTCTGATACAGTTAATTCTAATCCTGATTTATAACCATGTTTAAGAGCATTTGCTCGTTTAGAATTACCAGAACTATGAAAATGATTTCGTCTCATATTATAACTTTTTTATTTTAATTTACCAATCAACCATAACCATTTTATCATTCCATATCATGATATTATCCGATCGGAAATCTAAATCTAAATCAAATTCTTTTATATTTAATTTTTCAACATCTAATTGTAATGCATTTAAAAAATTATCTATCAATGGATCTATAGTATCTGTTTCTTGAATAAAATCAAAAATAGAAACTTCTCCACCTCGTTCTCTAGCAAACGAATAAAACTCATCCATAAACATATCAATTATTTTACGTATACGATCAGGCAATTCAGATGCATTTGCCATTATATACATATTTTTTCCATCAACATAATATACTGGAATAAACGTTGTAAATTCAGTATATCGGTTTACGATAATGTTTGCAACTTTATATTCATCTTGTTCTTGCGTAATTTTAAAAGTTTTATCTTCGCCATCAATTTCATAAACGCGACCATTATCGCCAGCACCAATTAATCGAAATTGTTTGTTTTGTATCTTATCTAAACAACGTTGAATATCAGATTCAGATAATTCTTTAAGTAAATTTTTTAAACGTATCATTTTGCAAATCCTGGATTAGAAAATAAAATATTTCGATCTAAATCTAAACGTATTAAAAAATTTAAATCTACATCATCTCGTTTTTTTATTGGTTGTGCTAATTTTCCAATAGCTAATAATTGACCATTGGCATTATATAATCCAATTGTAGTAATATAAGGTGTAAAATTGCTACCCGTTACAAAACTTTGATATGTATAATTATCATCGTTAGTTAATGTAACATTTGTAGACAAATTAAATTCACCTGCATCTATTCTAACTAATGCACTTAGTTCGTGAATTGTTTTAGTCTC